TTAGATTTGCGTCTATCGAGTTCTATGTCGTGTTCTCTCATTAGAGCCTCTAACTCTATTTTTTTCATTGTCTTGTAATCTGGCACGACTGTGGTTTTTTCTGTCACGATAACTGTGACAACTTCTTCAACAGGCTTGACTAAGACAGTCTCAACTTCAGTTCCATTAATTCTTGCAAGAGCTTGTTCTTCTGTCATGGAAGGTGTGGGTAAAGACATACCACCTTTGACATATCTTAAATTATAAAGTTTATCTCCGTCTTTATTTTCTCCAACGTGAAACATTTCTATGTCACTCATTTTGTTAATCCTTTCGTTTTTTCATATGAACGTAAACCTCCAATTCCTAACATCCCACCTAAAACTGTAAGGAGGGTAGACATATCAAATTCAGGTAAATTAGGTAAATCTACTCCAGAGGCTGTTAAAACAAAAACCAAAAGAGGTTGCAGTACAAAATGATACGCAAAAGCAATTCCAGATGTCCAACCGATAAATGGCCGCCAACCGCCTTTAAACAAGCTTCCAGATGCAGCCTCTGCCTTATTTATTTCCAACTGAGCCAGTAAAGCTTGTTGTGCATGGGTGTCTGCCATTATTGCAATTTCATGGCTTAACTTTGCTTTCTGATCCTTGTCTTCTACAAACTTATCAAGAAGTCCTGTGACTGGACCAACGAGTGATGTTATTAAGCTCATTTACATTCTCCAGACTATATTTGCTAAGAGAAGAATTATCGTCCCAGCAACACCAATTAGAATAGCCTCGATCCTTTTTATTCTAAGGATCGTTTCTTTCCAGCGTTCTTCTAATTGAACTTCTACAACGGTCAACCTACGACCAAGCTCCTCTAGTTTCATGATGCTTTTTTAGTTTCCTCTTCTGACCCAGATGCCAACGATGCAGTCAGCGTATTCATAAACGCCAAGCGTCCCATTTTTAGCTGGTCCATATTGAACTGTGCTGATTTAATTTTGCGGTCCAAGTCTGAAACATGGTTTACCATACCTTTCTGTGCGTCATTCAGTTGGTCTTCAGTGTAGTCAGTTCCGTTGATCGTAATGGTGTTTGTTTTTTTCTCAGCCATTGTGATCTCCTTTCGAGGTTGGGGTTAACTTTCTTGTGCTTCACGCATTGCTTTATAAGCGTTCTTAACATCGTCAGTCCAAGCTGCGTTTGCTATGGCTTGTACGCTTGCGTCTTCGCCACTAATGTCTGTCGCTGTGTGTGTCCACTTGCCATCATCGTCTGCTCCTGAATGAAAAGGTTCTAGAGCATGTCTAAAAAATGAACGAGTGAGTTCTTTCTTACTGCCGTCTGCTTGAGTTTCCCATACGATAGTTGCTTGACGTACTTGTATTATGAAAGCATTAACAACTTCTATTTTGTCGTATTCTATTGTTTTAGTAATATCGCCATTATTTGCCATTTTATTCTCCTATTTTTATGGGCTTGACATGTATGTTCCAGAAATATTTATCGTTCCGTATGTGTTAGGGTCTTGACTATTTACAAAGGCTCCATTGCTTTGCATAGTAAAAAGTGTGGCGGTGGTGGCATTGGCAACTCCTGCACAGACTAAAGTGTGACCAGATGTTATTGGAAGATTTGTAATGTATGGAATTAAACCAGAAGAGCCATAACCCCCAGTGTTAAGAAAAGCGAACGGAAACCCAGTTATAGTAACATCTCCACTAGCAGTTCCTTTTGTGACTACATTTAAACGGTTTTGGCATTGAAAGGTTACATTCCTTCCAACTTTGACATACTGTCCAGTACGAGCAGCGTAAGATACACTGCTATTCCCTGGAGTAGCCCACGTCAATGTTATTGCGAAAGTACCTTCTTCATAATCGTCGAGCAAATTACTACTAACGTTTGTACCAGAACCGTAAGCAGAAAAATCAACGCCCTTACCTGCTGTACCAATTTTTAGGTTGCCAGTCATTACATTAAGTTCACCATCAGCAGCGATTGTTGCTCGTGCTGTACCGTTTGTAGAAAAACCTAATATATTTGCCCCTGATCTATACATTCCAGTATCTGCATCACCATAAAAAGTATGTGTTGGAGCACCTGCTGTACCGTTGGTTGTACCTACTTGTCCGCTTACAGTTAATGTAGTTGTGTCAGGAACCATGCCTATGCCAACACGATCATCACCACCATCAACAAACAGCATATTAGCATTGTCATCTGATTCAACACGGAAGTTTAGGTCAATACCAAGATCATTAACAGCAACTTCAGCAGCCCTGATGGTAATTCTTGGTGTTGTTCCAAGTGCAGAACCTAAACCAATCTGTAAAGCATCTTCACTGTCATCTAAACCAACATGGTAGTCTGCTGCATTTCCATCAAACACAATCTTTGCATCTTCAGCCCCAGCATCACCAATAGTAAGTGTGGGAGTTGTGCCATTTAACAAAGCTCCACCAGTTACTGTTAAAGCACCTGTAACACCAAGAGTGCCACCAATAGTAGCATCATCCGTAACCGTCAGATCGTCTTGAACCTTGAGGTCAACAACAGACAAAGAGGCAAAGGCATCTACAACAGCAGCACCACTTCCTGCACCATTCAAATAAACAGCCTTAGTATCTCCAGCAGGGATCGTTACATTAGCACCTGAGCCTTGGGTTATTATAATATCCTGAGAGCCAGATGTTCCGTTCTCAATAAAACAGACTTTGTTTACTGTATTTGGTGCAATGGTAATTGTACAAGCTGAGTCTAGTGTACCTGTGTATTCTACATACAAAGCTCTAACAGGGTCTGTAGAGCCATCCGCTATAGTTGAGGTATGCGTGTCAGCGTTTGTAGTTATGGCTTCTGTGCCGTAGCCCAGAGCCTCTCCAATCAGTTCTAAGTTCGTGTTAGTGACATTCCCCCATGTTCCTGAGTTGTCACCAGTTGCCATCTCTGATAATCTGAGATCATTTACATAGGTTATTGTCATATTAATCTATCCTTACTATGGCATTATTGGCCGTTGCGGCAGGAAATACGATCTTAAAAGTGCCACTACTTACGGTAAAATCGCCACCAAAGTCCAGAATTGCTATTGCACCTCTAGCATTTGATGAAGCATCACCCAGCGTCTTGTTATAAATTAAAGCACCTCGTGCTGTGAATGATGCTGATGTCCACTCTGGGTCAGCAGCATCAAAAACTCCGCTTGTGCTGTTTTCAGTTACAGCCTTACTTGCGAGTGCGTTTCCACCAGTGGTGTATCCGTTCCCATTCGCAACTTCGTTGGATGTTATGTATCCATCTGTTGTTGCGTTTAGTGTTGCTGAACTTGTGTACAGTGCAATATAGATGTTATCTGAATCTAGGTGTTGGTCACCNAGAAGNACATCNTTNTTAAACAATGTACNCATTGCCTGTGATATAGCCATTTATAAACCTCCGTTATATTCTGCTGCGTAATCTCTTTGCATCTCTTGAACAAATANTTGTGCAGCTTCATCAAATTGCGCTTTATATAGTTTTAGCGTTTCTCCAGCTTTAAGGAAAGCAGAAGTTTCATAAAGTGCTGCTGCCAGTAAAACAGCAGGAGCATTTGTATCGATCCAAGTGTTTGCATTGCTTGAACTTAAACCAGTTTCTGGAGCGATAAAATCAACTTGATATGCAAGAGTTGCACTTGGTGTAGGTGCAAGCGTAATGACTGTTCCTGATGTCGTTGCATTTTTAGTTGAATACATTATTGGCGTTCCAGTTGTTGCCGACTTAGGCCAATAATCTCTTAAATAAGAATCCAGTCTATGATTTAAATAATCAACATTTCCGCTTGCGTCAGTTACGGAGACTTGTCTTATCATTCTTGCGGAGGCAACTGTGTAGTCAAAAGTATCAACAACCAGATTGCCTGTCGTTATCTTTCTAAAGCAAGGCAGATTAGCCAATCTCTGGAAGACCATTTCTTCAGCTTGAGCAATTATCGTATTGATTGAGTTGCTCAGTTCTGTTGAATCGTCTTCAACAAAATTCTGTATATTTGCAACTAGAGTTGTATAGCTCATTTAATTACCCCAAGTTCCTGCATTCCAAGCTCCAGAACCCCACTCCTGATCGACTACTACTCCAGTGGCATTACCAACACCACCTGTACCAGCTACTCCAGTTTCGATTACATTAACTTGAGGCACTTCAGCCCCAACGCCACCAGTACCTGCAACTCCGCTTTCTAGAATTGAAAGATTAAGTGCCTCNACACCGACATTACCAGATCCTCCACCACCAGAAACTCCTGTCACTTCTACGACTGGGATTTCGACACCAACTCCACCAGTACCAGCAACACCTGCCTCATTGATAGACATTTCTAGTGTTTCAGTGCCAACTGCACCTGTACCTGCTTGACCTGTTACTTCTGGATAAGCCTCGAAAGTCTATTCTGTCTATTGATCCTGTAAAGCCATGACCAGGACATCCAATAGGAGGTCTTTCCTGTACTGGGAGAAAAGGATCAAACGTATGGGCAAGGTAAATTACAACGTCTTCTTGGCTCTGCCCAGTTGATCTAGGTTGGAATAGTTGCTGTGCATCAATAAT